TTGCTTCAGCAACAACTTTCTTTTTTGCTATTTTTATTTTTTTAATTGTAGACTCATCATCAATATCTTCATCATATCTATAATCATCCATCAATGTTTCAATGTCATCTTCATCAAGACCTTCTTGTGTAGAAGTCAAGTAATCTTTTAATAGATCATCTGAATCCATAGAATCAAAGTCTTTCTTTAATTTAAGAAAATCTTCAAACCCTCTACCTGTTTCTTTTTTATACTTCATATAAGCCGAAACATCTTCAGGAAGTTCTTCTGCTTCTTTTCTTTCAGCCATTAACTCATCAAAAGAATTAATTTGCTTGTTGTATCTTTTACCAATAAATGAAAGAACTTTCTCTTCGCTTAAATCATCTTCAACTTGTTCAGATTCGGCTTGAACTTGCTCAGGTTCAGGTTGAACTTCTTCTGTAGGTTTTATTGAGAAATCAACTCTGCCACCACCATTTAATTCAGCTTCATGCTTTTCTAATAAAACTTGTTCTACTTCTTGAGCACTTTTTGGCTCAACTACATCTAATGATTTTACTTTAAATTCCATTTTAATTTGATTTTATTTATTACAAAATTATACATTTTTTATTACATTTTATCGAGGCTCAAATTCAGCTAAGTCAAAACCATCAAGACTGTCCTCATTTGATTCAAAATTCAACGGAGGTAAATTGTTTTTCCTTTGGTCTATTAACTTTGATTGCTGCGTATTTTGAATGCTTATTCTTTTGTCCTTAGCTACTTCTTTCTCTTTTTCTCTTTGTGTTGTATTACCAATCTCCATATCGTAAAGTCTTTGGTTATACTGAAACTCTTCTGCCATTAACTGAGATTTCAATTGAGCTTGTTGTTGCATTTTTTGCATATCAAACTGAACTTCCATTTGTTTTATTTTTATCTTAGCATTGGTTTCCATCTCAATTTTTTGCATTGCTGTTTGCCCTGCTAGTTGTTGAGATTGCATTTGTTGTTGAGCAATCATTGCTTGTTGCTGCATCTTCATCTTCTCTTCTCTATCATTCTTCTTAACTCGCTTCATCTTTAGCAATTGATTAGCAAGCTTTATATTCTTAATCTCTCTTATGTCTATAGCATCTTCAAGGTTTATGTCGCCCTTAGATAATGCCATTTGTATATTGCCTTCAAGTTGAGCTCTTTGCTCTTCGTCAGGAGACAATTCAATAAAAATACCAAAGTCGTATATGTATAAATCAGAGATGTCATTTAGTATAGAAACATTGTACTTGCCTATTTTATTTACAAAGTCATCTTTAAAGTCAGCGTACTCCAATATATCTCCAATCCTGTACGTTAATGCTTCTGCTATTGTTTTGTAAATAAATAAACCACCTTCAAGAATATGTCTTGTTGCGGTATTTGAATTTAATGCTGCCAACTTCTGTACACCAACTAATGAGTTAGGATCAGGCATTGAGCCGTCCCTAGCCTCGTTTAAGCCTGTTACAGCCCTTATCATATCCATGTAATGATTATAGTTAGTTATAAGCATTTGCGTCTTGCTTGCGCCTGAATTAGACGTAAGCTGTGTAATTGGTATTCTTGCATTATTAAACTCGCCATCTTGCGTATAACTTCTTCCTATAACACTACCTGTTTGGAAGTACAATCTTAATGCGTCTTCAGGATTGTATGCCGCACCTGTACCCAAGTCAATCTCATTTAAACCATCAGCGTCTATAAATACACCATCAGGGACAACACGAGCTATTACTTGCTGTAGTTTCAAATGACTTATCTGAATCAAATCAGCAAATGGAATCATTCTACGAACCAACGACTCGATTGCACCCTTGTACATACGAGGAGCACAAGCTACATAGTTTGGTATTGCATGTTGTGACGCTGACTTAGGTCTAACCATATTCTCAGACATCTCCCACTTCAATAAGATATTAGAACCCATTACCATTATTCCTTCATACCAAACATCAATTGTCTTTTCTAACTTCTCAAAATTACCTTCCTCCATCATTTCGTTTGGAGGATTGAATGTATCGTCTTTCTCAATTACACGAGAACCGCCATTTTCAAGTATTTTTTTCTTGTAAACAACCTTCTTAGTAGTCTTGTAATTAAAATACATTAATGTACAAGTATCTCTATTGAATAAACTGTTCTCATAGAATCTTGCTACGTTATAGTAATCATACCAACCTTGACTTTGTTGTGATATTTGTTGAAGGTCATCTTTAGTTAAAGTTTGATCTATTTTCAAAAGTTCTGTCATTGGAAGCGTTTTAATCTCACCCCAATAAAAACAATCCTTAAAGTAAGGGTCTTCAGTATAACTATAAACAATATTAGCAGGATCTACGTAAGATATTTTAACTCCTGCGCCGGGAAGAAATTCATGCTTTGCTACTCCTATACCAAGTATAGTCATATCATAGTCAACCCTTCTTCTTGTTTCATCATAATGATTCTCTTCAAAAATAGTATTTATAGCAGTCTCTTCGGCAATCTCAATAGCAGGTTTGTAGTTTAACTGCATGTATAAGTTCAACTCGTCATCAGTTTCAGGAAGCTCATCGGGGTCCATTGTAAATGCATCAACGCCTGTCTTTTCTTTTATGGTTGTCAAGATTTCTTTAGAAGCCATCTCTGACTCCATTGCATCTTGATACTTGTTTCTTTTAGCTTGAGACATAGCGTCTTGAGCATATGCTTTTACTTTAAAAAGTCTATCCGACATTCCATTTACTACAATATCAACAAACTTTGGTATAATAGGAATAGGAGTCCAATCTATATTTAAGTATGACAAATCTCCATCAATAGCCAATTCATTTTTGTATTTAGCTACAGACTGCTCGCCTCTTGCATATAATCTTAGTCTATGAAATTCTCTCCATTGGCTATAATATCTACAAGAAGTTCCGTCTTTTCTAAACCATTCATATTGAATGGCTTGACCTACTTGCAAACCAAAAGAATCAGATGCCTTCTCAGCATCTGTTGCCATTTGTGTTGGAAAATTTGTAGATACTATGTCTATTAATATATCTTTCATCGAATTATTTGACTTGTTGTACCATCATTGCTATACCTTGCGAAGTTAATACTAATTTTTGATTCTTTTTTTTCAGGAACATACATATGTTTTTGATTAGCCATAATTGCCAATCCTGAACTTATAGCCGCATCAAATTTAGTTCTGTCGTTAATATCAAACTTTGCCCAATCTTCTAATGTTCTTGTAAATGGCATTGTACCCATTTCATCTGAACCTCTATACGCACCTACTAAATCCATTCCTATGTATCGCTCAATGTAAGACTCGATTGCGGATGCATGCGATTGTTTTACATCTTCAGAAGAGTTTGGTATACCACCAAGTTCTCTTTCTGTTTTTGTTAGTTTAGCATATTGCTTATCAGGTCTATTCATACAAAAATTCCTATAACCTCTATTTTTAAAATGGTATAGTAATCTTGGTTTGTTATTCTCAATAAGCACAGGCATACCATAAAACACACAAGCCATTAATACATCTTCAAAAAATATCTCAGCCGTCTGAGGTCGTGCTATATATTCTAAAAAAAACTCGTTTGCAGGGCCTTCATCCATATGAAATTTAGTCATTCCATGTAATGCTCCATTAGAACCTCTACCCCCCACTACTGCAGATATATCATAGGGATCGCAACCAAATGAACCTATGTGCTCGTTACCGGGATAAAATAACTCTCCTCTTCTATAAACATTATTTTGTAAATGCTTATTAGGAATCCAACTTACTAAAAATCTACCATTTCTATCAGGTGTCCATACTACTGTACTATCCTTGTCTCCATCTTTCCAATGAAAAGAACCTTTTGTTATATAATGTTCTTTAATCATTGAGTCGTTATAATCAATCTGTTGGTATATTTTAGTAAGATTAAATAAAGCTTCTTTGCTTTCATCTCTAAACGCATGTGATTCAGTACGTGGAAACTGTCTATAAAACTCATTCAAAGCATCAGCATCATTTTTTAACGAATCAACCTCTGCTTCCCAATAATCTAATGCGCCATTTTTTATAACCCCCCCATCAACACCTTCTATTTCTTGCAATGGCTTTCTAAATACAGGCATGCCATATCTATCAATAAAGCCTTCCATGTTCCATTCCATAGGTATAAACAAAGCATATAGCCCTGACTTTGTTTGCCCATTAGCATTTCTTGAATGTATACGTGAATCTTCGTATAGCTTTTTAAAGTTATCTCCACCCTTGCTTAAAGCATTTGATGTAGAACCCATCATACACTTGCCAATCACTTTACTACCTAATCTCAAACAAGTTTTAGTTACCCTCCAATTGTTCAATATATTGTTTGGCTTAATCCACTTACCACTCTCGTCATGAGCCAAAAACAACAACTTCTCACCATCATAAGAGTTCTCTTCTGTATTCTTCCAATCTATTGTGGTATCCAATCCATCCATATCATTGTTGCCCACATTGTGCATGTTCTTTTTAGTAATTTTAGATGCAGGTATCCTAAATGCCAACTCAGCTTTTGGTTTATCCATGCCATCCATAATAGGTCTAAAAAAAAACGGTAATCTGTTATTTATTGGAACAACTTTGTCGGTAAACATTTTTTTAGCATCACTACCTGTTTTTGATAGGATACCAATACGAGAGTCCCTTGCAAGTGTTCCTATATTTATACACTCTGATGATGACATAAATGAAAATCCTGAACGTCTTATTTTTAAGTATATCATACCAAAAGACCTGTAGTCTGCTCTGCATGCTTCCCAAAAAATAAAATATATTCTGTTTGCTTCTCTAAAGTCAGGATAGCCAATATCAATACTTGCCCATTGAAGATACATCCAATGCGAACCTGTTATATAAGTCTTTACACCATTGTTCATAAACCAAAAACCATTCTCTCTATAATCAAACTGCTGTTCAATATAGTCTATCCAACGGTCTTTAAATTGAGGAGGCATTTCGTTCCAATGAAATATTGACTTCATTTTTGACAAATCTTTTGGTATCTCTTCTCTTTGCCAATATTGCTTTGATTTGTCTGTATCTCTTTGAGATATTTTATCAGGATATTCGGGGAGTGCTATAAGTAGACCTGATATGTTTATAATTTCACCAATCTGTCCTGTTCTTGAAATGACTACTAAGTCATACTTGTCGTTATACCCATATACCCAACTTCTTGCCTTGTTTTTCTTAACAAGTTCATTTGTAGGTACATATTCATGTGCTACACTATAAATTGTATTATTTAGACCTTCTCTCTGCAAATCCTTGTTTTGTATCTGTTTTACTAATACCTCTATCCATAGAGTCTATGTTTTCTCTTTCCAATTCAATTCTGCTTAGTATTTCAAACGCATCAAATATTGCTAACTTTTTTGACATTGCTGCATTCTTAAGTTTGTCGGCAGATAAGTCATCGTCTGAATTCATTTTTATAATGTCTTCTTCTGCAACTTTAATAAGTTGTTCAACCGCTTTATGACCTGCTGCAATTATTTTTAATTTAACTTCTTTAATGTTCATAGCTTAATGGTTATTTGATGGTCCATAATTCTATACAATTTCTCATTATCAACAGTAAATTCATACTCAGAATCAAACTTGTAACAAACAACATCTCCTGCTTTTATTCCTTTGCTAATCAAGTATTCGTTTGGGTACTTCATTATTCCCATCAATGGTTCATTAGTAAAACACTTTTTAATGTAGCACTCAACTGTAGGTAATGGTTTTACAAAACAATACTTGTCGTGCGTGTTCCACGTGGAACCTTTTTTGTACATAAAAAACTGATCCATTTCAATAAAAAAGTTGTCATCTCTAAAGAAGCTCTTGCCACTTTTTTGACGACCCTTCATATCATTGTAGTATTTAAATACATTGTGGTGAACGAGTAATATATCACCCGGAGTAATTGGACCGTTGTACCCTAAAGGGACTTCTACGACTTCTGCATATCGGTTAGAGGACATATGGTCTTCCTCTGAAGTACTAACCACTATCTCTACTCCTGATATGTCTTTTGTGTTGTCGTATCGTTTCCCCTTCAATGGCTTTGCTATGAAGTAGAATGGTGAACGCATTTAAAAATTTATATTGTATTCGATTGAAATTGGTATTGTCGAGTTAAACTCTTTCCATAAAACTACTTCATTTTTTTGATTAACTATGTAAACCAAGATAGAATTATTTTGGTCATCATGCTTTATTAGGTGAATTTCGTTAGAATCACCTAATACTTTCTGCCCTACAATGTAATGCATTGCACCTCCTTTATAATCAGGACCAACTGATATTTTTCTTATATCCATTATGGGTAAATTCTTACTTCTATAGTAGTATTAAACAATGTACTATTTATATAGTTATCACTAAAATCTTTTGATGAAACAACAATTGAATTAGCTCCTGAAATAGCTGATCTAATAGTAATTGTATCATTTGATGCGCCTGCAGACCCTGCAAGTATAAATGTTTTTGAAGCATTTAAACTTGTAGAAAATGTAGCAAAATATCTTCCTGTATTAAGGTAAGACCAAGTTACAGTTAGTCCTGTTGTATTTTCTAAAACCGTAGCAGTAGGAGCACTTGTTCCACTTTGTGTTAAAGTAGCTACGTATGAAGTATATTTACTTAATGCTAATGTTCCGCTTTCGTCAGGAAGTTGCCAATCTCTAGCAGCAGTTGGATTATCTGCTAATAAATTAGATTGAAAAGAAGAATTATAAAATTGTAAAGCACCTGAGTTTGTAGCAGTAGTGTCAACTGCTAATGCAATACCTCTACCTGTAGTATTAATTGCTGTAATAAAAACTGATGAACTTTTTTGAACTGTTAAATTGTTTGAAAACAATGTTTGAGAAGAGTATAATCTTATTTGCTGTACATTGTTTCTTTTAATAATAACATCAGCATTATCTGTTGTTCCTATAAAATTTGCTACGCCTAATCCTGTATTTCCTAATGTAGACCAACTACCACCACCTGTTATATCCGATAACATTGCAAATGTTCCACTCTTATCAGGGAAAGTATAAAGACGGTCTGCAGTAAGTCCTCCATATCCTAATCTAGTCATAAAATTTTCTCCTGCAAATACAGCCATATTGTTACTTGTAGCTGTAGCATTGTATCCAAATAAATTAACATGACTATAAGAGTTTAATGTACCTGCATCTGCACCAAAAGCATTTACATGAAAACCCGAATTGCTTACTGCAGCACCACTACCTAAAGCATTTATATGATAACCTGAATTGCTAGTAGCTGCAGTTGAACCTACAGCGTTTACATAAAAACCTGTATTGCTTAATGCTGCTTGATATCCTAAAGCATTTACTTCATTACCTGTATTACCTTGTGCTGCACCTGCTCCAAATGCATTTACATTATTCCCTGTATTACTTAATCCTGCAAGAGTACCTTGATAATTTCTACCATTAGTTAAAGCATGGTCAAAGTCTAAAACTTGTTGTAATGTTTGCGTTCCTGTTGGACCTGTTGCACCTGTTGGACCTGTTGCACCTGTAGGCCCTTGAGCACCTGTCGCACCTGCAGGACCTTGTGCTCCTTGTGAAGCTAACAACGCCCAATGTGTAGTATCTAAATCAGGAGTAATAGTACCTGATGTTGCTAATATACAAAACCATGATGCACCTCCGTAAGCCACAGCGTCATCAATGACATATGACGTACCTGACACCCATGAACTTTGCCAATTTAAACCTGCAGGACCTACAGGACCCGGAACACCTTGTGGACCTATTGGACCTTGTATACCTTGAGGCCCTGTTACAACTGATGATGACCATATTGGTATATTCCCTGTACCTTGACTTACAAGGACTTGACCTGATGTACCTGCACTTGAATTTATTAAAAACTGATTTGATATATTTATAGTATTTGTTTGAACAATACCATAAAAAACGCCATTAGCAGCATATAAAACTTTATTATTTAAATTAACATCTGCTGTTGCTCCTGTATATGGAACAAACCCACCATTTAATCCTATATAAGAAATTAACTGATTAACAGTAAAGTTTTTAGTAGCATTATTATTTGCAGTATCAGTACCAATCATCTTATCATTACCTGATATTGTTGATGGTGCTAAAGGATATGATTCTATTTTTGCCATTGTTTTTTTTATAAAATTACAAAAAATATCTCAATGATATTTTAATATAACTTACCTTTTATAATTGAATAATTTTTTACTGTATAATCGTTAAACTTAAAGTCGTTGCTACATACTGAAATATAATATTATCATCTGAGCCCCATTGTTGTATAATATTTGCAGGAACCTCTAATGTATTATGTATGTATTCTACATAAGAATCTACACCATCAACAGTTATAAGTCCTGATAATATATATGATACAACCCCCGAACTATTGAGGAAGTTATAACCACAAAAATTAACTAATGATAATAAACTCACTTGTTTTTGTCCATCAGTTGTAAAAACTGTAATTGGTTCTATTACTCTTGTATTCATTTTATTTTATTTTTAGTATAAACTCACCCAATATATAACAGGATTATTAGTTGTATTTGTTGCATGTGTCCATGATGAAGGAAGAGTTGTTTGTGATATAATATGACAAAATAATTTACCACTATTGGTAAAATCATATAATGACATAGATGTTGACATAGATGCATTTCCTAAAATAGCAGGTGTTGTTGTTGGAGTTCCACTAAATGACCAAACCATACCTATATAATAAAATCCTGCTGATACACTTGCAGCACTTGAAAATGCTTTAGATACAAGTACGTTAGCACTTGATTTAAATATTGTTCCATCATCAGGGGTAGATGCTAACAATGCTCCTGCACCTGTTACTGTATTATATGAATAAAGTCCAAAACCATTATAGTTTGCTGCAGTATAAACGCCTGCTATTGAAGACATAAACTTAACACCTGTTATAGTTGTTGCCACAGGTATATATACAGGAATTAAAAATAATCTTCCTGAAACAGCAACAGGTAAAGAAATACCTGTGGTAACTCTATTAAGACTTAAATCTAATGTTCCACCTTTAATTGTAGAACCCAAAGCTTGATAGCCTAATATATTATTATTGTTAATTGTTGCGATTGTTGCTTTACCATCAATCTGTGTTTGTATACCACTTGTTACACCTGAAACATATCCAAGTTCTGTATCTGTAACTGCACTAACAGCCACCTTACCACTTGCATTACTAATTAATGCTCTTGATGCTGTAAGATCAGAAGATGTTATTGTTGTAGCTGCTCCTGTTATAGTGGCTTGTTTTGTTCCTATCTGTGTTTGTATTGAAGAAGTTACACCTTTAACATAGCTCAACTCAGTTAATGATGGATAAGTTGCAGTTGTAAGACTCCCTATTGTACTACCTGTGCTAGTGAAATACGCTATTTCATTAATAGTTCCTGTTCCTCCAATAGGAGTATATCCAAGAATAGTTGGTATAGATGCTGTTTTCCATTGTGCAGGACTAACAGCATTATCATACCATAATGTATCTTTTAACGATGGAGTTCTTGCTTGTACATTATGTAGTTCATCAAGCTCATATCCATTCTGTACTCTAACATACCATCTTCCTGCAGCTCCATTACTAGATGTAGTTACATTCCCTAAATATACAAGATGATTTGGAGCGTAAGGCTTAACATTAGTTACGCTTCCTGCTGTTGCTCCAAGATATAGAGGGTCTCCATCTGCATATGTAGCAGTTGGTAGAATACTTAATCCATTTAACAACCCCTGAGTTATAATAACTCCTTTCTGATTAGCTGCAATAGACGTAGATAAAACAACACCAACTGTCTGTGCTGATGTAGCATCTCCTGTATTATTAGCCAACTTAACAGTCATTCTATCTCCTTGCCCTCCAAAAGCATATACAACTTGACCCTTTGTTATTGTAACAGAGTCAGCATTTGTAACATAAGCATACATTGCATTTGGAGATGTTCCTATTAATTGAAAACCTCCTGTAGTAGAATTATAAACACACAACATCTCTGCCCCATTCCAAATATCTCCACCTATAATAGGCCCATCGTTGTTTCTATATAATCCAACAGTACCAAGTCCACTTATATTAATTGTAGCTGTTGTAGTATTCCCATTTGGAAATCCAATAAGATAAGCATCACCATCTGCATAAGCAGTTGCTCCTGCTATGGTTACTGTGTATGTATCTGTACCTGAAGCTGTACCATGTAAAATTCCTGCTGCTGTAGCATTCAATGTTCCTGCAGATAAAGAAAGTCCTGTACCAATAGTTATTTCTTCCATTTCACCTACACCTATAGTACTTCTACCTACTAATTTATTAGTATTTATAGAAGTACTAATAGTGCCTGAAGTTGTAATAGTCCCTCCTGATATAAGTCCTGATGTTGCTATTGATGTTACTGTACCTGTCCCTACAGGAATAGTTATTGCGCCTGTTAAATCAGCATAATTCCCATTAACAGATAATGTAAGATATCTATTAGTAGTTAATGCAGGGAAAAGCAAACTATTAGGTCCTAATATAATCTGACTATGTGAATAATATGTAGTTCCACCTCCACTATTTTGAACATATAAATAAGGATTGCCACTATTTACATTTATTCCAACACCTGATCCTCCAATTTCTTGAATATTATATTGATCAAATAAAAGTTGACTAAATGCAGTGTTACCAAGATCAGTTACAATATTGCCAACATCAGTTACTTCTTGTAAAGTAGGAGTGCTACCACTACCTGTTGTAGCAATTGTAAAACTAGGATATGTTCCTGTAACTGATATACCTATACCACTAGCAAGTGAAACAATTTGATCAGGAGCAGTATTTGTTATTGTAATATTCGGTGTCGTAGTAGGATTAGCAACAGAAGCAGATATGCCTGTGCCATTTGTAACAGCTACAGATGTAACCGTACCCACTCCTAAGCCGCCTAATGTTACATTTCCTGTTAAGTCAGCAGTTGTTCCATTTACTGAAGTAACTAAAACACCTCCATTTGAAGGATACAAAAGCGTTTGATTAGCATAACTATTTGCGTTTATAAAAACATCAAACCCATTGCTTGAATATCTTATGCCACTTGCAAAATATGAAGCTGTTTTTTGTAATGAACTATCTTGAACATCTAATTTATTCGAAAGTAAATTGGCGGTATTGTTTAATACACTATCAAACAACCTTATACCAACACTTGTATTATATACTTTATCTAAGTCTAATCCTATTAAAGATCCTGTGGTATTAGATAATATCAAATTCTTATTTCCAATATTACCCTGTATTAATACATCTCTTAATGTTTGACTGCCAATATTATAAGCCCAAGATGCAGGGCTTCCGCTACCATTACTCATCAATACTTGCCCTACCAATCCTGCAGTACCACCTAAAATTAATTGATTGCCAACTATTATACTATTAGCCGTTAGATTAAAAGCACCTAAGTCTACATTTTGAGAAGCATTTACATAAGGAACAAGTAAATTATTCCCTATTGAATAACCTATATATGCCGCTAAATCACGAACAGTATAGTTTTTGGTAATCATAGAGTTATTGGCATCACTACCAATAACCTTATCATCATCAACTATAGTGCCGTCAATTACGTATGTACTTATTCTAGCCAATGACTTTTTAGTTTAATGTCAAAAGATACAATGTCTTGTCTATCAATCCCAACATCTCATCCATTATATTCTGAATCTCAGATGGATAATTGTTTCTTTCAGTATCTATAATAGATTGCAACTCCTTTAAATGAGCAGTAGCATCCATATTTTTTGATTCAGGTATAACAATCTCGCATCTTTTAAATCTACCAAAATAAGCTTCAGTAAAAGTATCAGTCAAGTCAAGAATGCCATCATAATAACCATTCAATGCTTTATGCTCTGCAAAACTTGTTGTTTGCAAATGCGCAATATGCATTGTGTCTCTTGAATGGAATAATATTCCAATAAATTTTCCCGGTGTCATATTAATCTTGTTTTTTAGTTACTTCTCCTGTTTGGATATTAATTACTGCATCAGTACCATACTTTTCAATAAGCATTTGCTCGTTTTTTGCAAACGTCATTCTTAACTCATCAATCTGCTTTAACAATCCTTGCTTTTGAAGTTCTAAATCGCCTAATCCCATCTTTGCTTTTGAGAAATCAGCGTTCATTCCTTGAATTAATTCTAATTCTTCTTGTGTAATCATTACTTGATCTTGCATTTTATTTGATTTTTAATTGTGACTAAGTTATGTTTCTTTTAATTGAGCTTCCGAAGTAGTAACCAAAAATAGATAGTACTACGCCTTCTGAAATTCCAATAAGATGTATCCATATTTCTTTATTTGCTTCAGGTATTTGTAAATAAACAATCGCATAAACGATAAAACAAAACACTCCCAACCCTATTATGCCTGTAAGATAAAAAAGAAAATCAAATTTATGCATTTTTGCAACCTCAATTTCTCTATTTCTTGCAGAAGCTTTGTCCTCAATCTCTAATGAGTACATTTCTTTAAGTTGGTCAAAGGCTATTTGCTTGTCTTCAGGTGATAACTCCTCAGAACTACCTATTAAATTCTTAACTATACCCAACACACCATTACTTGGCAATACATCTCCTACCACATTCAATATGTTTGGAGCTTTGTCTTTTAAAAACTTCCCAACCTTTGTTTCGCTAAACTTTTTTTTATCAGGCATTATTCTAAAATTTCAAAGTGCATGAAATCAAACCCCTTTTCTATTCCTAATGAAATAAATCCATGACTATAAAATATGTCAATCATTGGTTTATACTCAGGTCTTGCAAATCTAGCTGTTTTACTTGTTTCTTTTAATGTATTTCTTGCAGGATCTAAGTCAATCGCTATTCCCCAAGAATGCATTGACCACGCCGACCCGCCTCTCATCTTTCTATAGTTAAAACAACCACCAAACAAGTCAATTCCCAACTCTTTTATCTTGTCGTACCCATAATGGATAAGCAATGCGTTAAAAACTGCTTTGAACTTATCAGCAACAAGCTTATGACATCTCATTGTATTAACTGTAGTATTAGTATCCCAAGCTATTCTCATAGGGTACGGCAAATCAATACTTACTAAGTATCCTTCTCCTGTAATATTTGCAGTACCGTATTTTTTTACAACCTGTTGTGTAGTCATTCTTGTTCTTTTTTGTCTTCAGTATACTTTTTATGCACGAATTTCTTCACCTCGTTTGCTATTCTAACTACTGTATAAATTATAGTAGCCAAAAACAATATACTTTGTAAATCAGTAGGTATACTTGGAATCTGCAATGTAATCATACATATCAAATTCGCACCTAAAACCTTTGCATCTTCAAAATGTACCATATAATATTTTTTTTTAAAAAGACTACCAAAGTGCATTTACTAATGTTGCTGTAGTTCCTGTTGCTCTTAATCTTGTTACTTGAATAGGAAGTGTTGTACCTGCAGGAACTCCATTAAAAGTAAGCTGATCTCCACCTATTGTAATTACAGATACAGTACCTGTACCACCTATATACAAATAACAACCGGGATTCCCCATACTTGTTTGTGGTGACATAGCATAAACAACAAATGCTTGTGATGTTGCAGTAAATATATTTGCATTTAAAGTGAGCTGAGTTTCGCTATCAACCGAAACTACAGTAGCTGCCGTTCCTAATGTATCATTATGTACAACATCTCCTTGTCTTACATTATTTGTAATAAATGTAGCAGTAGAATCAATCAATTTGGAAGCGGTTACTGTTGTAACTGTTCCTGATTCTATTGGTGTAGGATACGCAATATCAGCATCATTTGAAGGATGCGCTCTTAACGCTCTTGTAAATGTTGTTTTAAATAAAGACATGGTTTAATTTTTTTTGTAGTTATAAGGGAAAGCCTTATTTAAAGCTTCTTTTCTTTTGTTGCATCCGCAATCTTTTTTACCAACCGAAGTTGCTACTTTATGAACGACTGCTTTTATTCCTGTAGCCGTTGTAAACTTTTCAATTGTGTCGCCTAGTCCTTTACTTTGTTGCATATGATTTGATTTTATTTGTTTTTAATAACCGACCACAAGAACCCAACTGCAGTCATAACAGCGCCAATTGTTTCTTCAACATTAGCTTCAGTTGATAAACCTTTGATAACTAATACACCACCAATAAATGTTAATGCATGTCTGATCATTCCTAATACTTGTTCTTTGTTCATAGTTTTATTTTTTAGATTTTAGATACTCTGTTTCCCATTCCTACTCTTGACTTCTCTGCTTTTTTTGAAGCCAATTGAGAAGAAGATAATTCGCTTTTTGTCTTTGGTGTTGCAGATGAAACACGTTTGCTCGGTCTGCAATACTCATTCTTACCTCCTGCCCCACAAGCTTTGCCTGATTTTGTGTCTACCCACTTCTCAGCTTGCCATCTTTTCAATGCACTACCCTCTTCCGTTTTTCTCACGCTACCTGACGCTTTCCTACATTTGGCAATTGCTTGTGAAGCTCTTGCCGATGGAAAAACATCATACTGTGCTTTTACTTTTTTATAACAAGCGTCTTTTGGCATACTACTTCTTTTTACTTGGGATTACACCCCTAGCGATTAATATATCTTTTTTAGTAATCTTTCCATTCCCATCTCTATCAGGAAATTTAGCTTTGGTTTTTTCTGCTCTAGTTACTTTTTTTACTGATTTCATTTTTTTGGTTTTACAGTTTTACTTACGTTGCCTTTCAAAAACTTCATAGCTCCGTCTAATGATTTCTTAGACTCAAACTTTGCAGCTTTCTTAACTATTTTTTTCATTGAAGTTTTCATACTCTTAATATTTTCCTCTTCTACCTTTTGGATTTGAAGTGGTAGAACCTCCCGGACCTGCCCAAAGATTTTTGCAAGCCCAATATCTCGGTGTTAATTTATCATTCGCTGTATCGCAACCATGTCTTGCCTTGAAACTCTTACGAGCCGCAGCAGAGTAATTGTTGCCATAACCTGTAGCTCCAAAGTGGAGGAGCTTTTCAACTCCTCCACTACAAGCTTTAACCATTTTCTTCTTTCCCGGTCTATCAGACTGAACAGGACTGTTGCATTTCATTTTTGACTTGTCAGCCATTACTTTTGAATTGGAGATTTAAAACTTCTACTCTGATGTCCAACCTGATGTTCAGGTTTTAAACCACTAACAGCTACTTCTTCAGTAGGAACTACAACTTCTTCAGTTGGAACTACAACTTCAACAATAGCCTCAGTAGTTTCTTCGGTTACTTGTTTCTTTGCCATAATTATTTTCCTCCTTTTTTTGCCATAGCCATTACTTTTTTAGTAGCTCCTTTCGAACCACCTTTCATGCCACCTGTTTCTTTGATCATTTTACCTGTTGCTTTTGCACCGCCGCTAGGCATTTGCATTCTTGAAGATGCAGGTAAATTTGGAGTTGCTTTTGTTGCCATTGTTTTATTTTTTAAGGTTTATAATGTTTGCAATGTTTGTAATTTGCCTAATTGTTTTGGTCTGTTTGAATTGGCAGGACCTCTAGATGACTTCTTTTGAGTGATAATCTTCTTAAGCATTGTGTTGTCACTCTTTAATTTAGCAACCTCAGCTGCAATAGTTTTAGTGTCGTCTACTTTTTTATCTTCTGCCATTTTATTAACTTTACAAAACAAAGATAATAAATTTAATTAAATGAAAATAAGAAACTACGACTACATGAAATATTGGAGAGTTATCCGATATTACTACAAGAAAAAAACAGGACTAACTGAACCCGATTTGGATTTGATGTTCTTCCTGTACTCTGAAGATGAGTTTAGCAAAATGAAATTTGAAGAGTTTGATACCATTCTCGGATGGAAGGTTACAAGATTTCAAGACCTTTTGAGAGACGGATGGATATCAGTTTTTAGAGAAAGAAAACGCAAAGAAAAGACACTATACCAACTTTCGCCAAGAGGGAAAAGATTAATAACAACAATCTATAAAAAAATGAATGGGGAAGAAATACCTATTAGCCTAAACAATGACAACATATTCCACAAAGAAAAGCTTGGCTTTAATGACAAGAGATATATCATCATGATTAAGAACATGAATGAGCAAGTTAGAAAGAAGTGGCACGAAGCTCACAGTACAACCACAACATCGCGCTCCTGAATAATGGTAAACTGAGTATCGTTGATAATCATCGTGAACCCATGACCTTTATCATAGTAGATGGTATCACCTTCATTGATAACAGTCACATCTGTTCCGGGCTTCTCAACGATACCCTTTTTATACCTTAGCTGATTGGCATCATCTCCTGATAAGTATAACCCTGATTCAGTTTTGATGTCCTCTTCAATTGTTTTAACAACTATATATTTCCCGATGGGTGTCATGTGTTTAGTATTTAAGTGTTAGAACTTTTACCACATTCATCTGCGCATTTAATATCTCACCTATTGCGTGGTCGTATAGTGTCGATGAAAGATACGTAGGTTCTTTAGTCATAGAGTCTTCTTTTAACAAGTCAGCCAACTCTGCACAAAGTTGTTTTGCTTTTGCAACCTTATCATCTGCTGATGGATTGAATGTAATTCCTACTAATTTTTCTCCAAATGTCATTTCTCTTGAATCCATATTATTTGATTTTAAAATTCAGTATTTGCCCATATTACTAACTGCTCATCGTCATCGTCTTGACTACGCATCTTCTCCTCAAAGTACTCAACTGCGTCCTCTTCGTCCATACCGTCAGTATATACCAAGATGTCCAAGCACTTTGTAACTGAGTAGATTAGTCGTGATGTGTCTAGGTCCAACCCTATAACAGCCTCATCAAATCCCTTGACCGTATCGAACACAACGTCAGGGTACGCTTTTTGTATTTTACTTAGTGTTTGACTCATAACTTCTTGCCATTGTGATTATTGCATTAGTGCTAAGAATTGTAACTGCCACACTCACCGCATTTTGTAAAGCTGACCTTGTAACCTTCAACGGGTCAATAACACCCATCTCAATCAAGTCACCCATCTCTCCACTCTTCAAATTGTATCCATGACCCTCCTGCTCATTGCCATCGTAAATGTCTTTAACATGTAGCCCTGCGTTCATAAGTATTTGATTTAGAGGCGATAAGAGTGCGCTATATAAAATTAAACTTGCAACAATCTCATCGTTAGTATAGTCAGACTGATCAACATGCGCAATAGCTATCTCAGCCAATGCCTTGCCTGCACCTGCAAGTATGCCCTCTTCAAGTGCTGAGCGAACTGCACACACCGCATCATCAACTCTATCGTATAGCTCCTTCTGCTCTAGGTCAGTTTGACCACCAACGAAGATTACACCAATACCACCTGTTAGTGAAGCGATGCGCTCCAAGATAAAGTCTTTGTCTGCTTTGCGCTTTGCCTGAGCATGTGCGTCCCAAAGCTGTGCAACCCTTTGGTCAATCTCTTCTTTCTTTGATTTAAGTGCTGACTTGATGATAACAGTCTTGTCTTTGCTAACAATTATTTTGGCAGCGTGACCAAGATTGCCAAAGTTAATATGGCTTAGGTCATCACCTGTCTTCTCGCTAAAATATGTAGCACCAACACTTGTTGCAATGTCTTGCATAATCTCGTGTTGCTTGTATCCAAAATTTGGAGGAGCAACCGCACAAACCTTCAAGTTCCCCTTCATCACATTCGCAGCCAACGTGTTCACCACGTTCCCATTGCACGGAGAGATTATCAAAAGCTTCTTACCCTCGCTGATAATTGGCTTAAGCACGTTCTCAATTTGCAATATGTTAGCTATCTCAATGTCAGCCACAAGTATCATCACGTCCTCAAGCACGCATTCGTCCTTTTTTTGGTCGTTAATGAAAAGTGGACTAAGATATCCTCTATCAAATTTTAAGCCCATAGTGGTCTCCGCATACGTCTCAGAGGACTGACTCTTCTCCACCGTCACTATACCATTCTTGCCAACGTCTTTGTACACCTCTGAAATTATTGAACCAATGCTCTTGTCATTGTTCGCAGATATAGTCGCCACATCCAACAACATCTTTTTCGTAACCTTTTTACTCTTCTCCTTCAACTTCTCCACCACCTCGTTTGACATCTCCACCAAATGTCTCAACACCGCAGTCCGATTATGGTGCTCCTTTATCAGCTCATTGCCACCCAACACCAATGCCTCAGTCAAGACAATCGCGGTAGTTGTACCATCACCGGCACTCGTTGCCGTCCTGTCCGCTGCCTCCTTCATCATCCGAACCGCAAGGTTCTCGACAGGATCAAGTAAGTCAACAGACTTTGCCACAGTTACACCATCCTTTGTAACCGTTATGCCATGCGTATGATTTGTGGATTCTATCAAAACAGTATTGCCGTTAGGCCCCAAAGTGCTCTTAACAGCCCTTGACATTTTCATAACACCATTGATAAGCTTTTGTCTACCCTGCTCACCAAATTGCAAGTCCTTTGGACTGTACCCTGAATTGTCTAACATCATATTGAATTAAATTTATGAAACCAAAGATACCAACTTCCAACAAACAACCAAAAAAAATATATATGCTAGTAGCGAAGCTATTAGCATCAAAACCATAAACCATTCCTCATTGCTTTTGTTTCCCATACCGAAATGTCATTTTATTTTTCCCTATTCTCTCTATATATTTATCTCCTTTTATTATATTTTTATGGCTACAGTTTCTCTTTTAAATCGACATTTTCGACATTAGTATTGATAATCAATACTTTATAGTATTATTTTCGACATAAAAACGACATAAATAAATAAATAAAAGACATAAAATACTAGATTATTAGTGATATTAAAAAATAAATTAATAAAAGAAGGGGTGTAAAAACACCCCCTCGACCCAATATTCATAAGAACACAATAAACCTAATATCCACATCCTCCCATCATATCCTCCTTCATCCCCCCCAAAGCTACCGCCTCTGACATGGTTGAAATCTTCTCCGCTCTCCTAATACTCTTCTTCATATCCACCATCTTCTGAATACCCGATGAGCTATCAGGTCTGTTGTTAATTTGCATACCGGCACTCATGCCTAATCCACCAACTTCGTTTTTAAATCCTCTCTGTTGGTAAATACTGTTTGATAAATCTAATGGTTTTCTCATGGCTTTTTTTTAGTAAAGATACAAAAAATATTAGATAATTGTAGTATGGGGGTTCCCCCCCGTTTTGCGTTTGCGATCCGTGTATAGAAACCGATATTTAAAAAAGGGGTGGGGTATTGAATTTAGAAATTTGTTGTAGATATTTTGGCGTTTTCGTGTA